TGGATATTACGTTATAAAGGATATAGGGGACCAGCTTGCTGATAACATGTTGAGATTTTTTGATTACCTAACTAGACACAACATTGACAAAGCTATTCTTGAAATTCAAAGTCCAGGTGGAAGCCTATTTGATGCCTGTAGGGTAATTGGGATTATGACAGAATGGCAGAAAGCTAAAACCAGAAGAATCATAGAAACTAAGGTAAATGGTTTTGCTGCTTCCGCTGGATTTTTGATTGCTACTTCAGGTACTGTTGGTTATAGATATGCTAGCAAAGTTAGTTTGTTAATGTGGCATCAGTTATATACATTCAGTATGTTTAAGATAAGCACCCCAAGTTCTTCAGCAGATGAAGCTAAAATACTCAAGTATATTCAAGATACAATAAATAATTGGATTGCATCTAGGTCTAAACTAACTAAAAAGGTTCTGGCTGAAAAAATAGAGAAGAAGGAATTTTGGGTAAACGGAACTGATGCTGTAAAATATGGATTCATGGATCATTTACTAGATTAATAGGCCAATAGCTCAATTGGTAGAGCAACGGACTCCAAATCCGTAGGTTGGGGGTTCAAGTCCTCCTTGGCCTGCCATAATGGGAGATGATTTGATGAGTAAGAAAGTTGTCGTTATTGCTGATTTGCATTCAGGGCATAGAACTGGATTAACACCACCAGATTACCAAAATGCATATCCAGATAAAAGATATACAGATTTACAGACTAAGTTGTGGAAAGAATTTACCAGAATGGTTGACAAACAAAAACCAGTGGATATATTAATTGTAAATGGGGATGCAATTGATGGTAGGGGGGAAAGGTCTGGTGGAACAGAACTAATTACCACAGATAGGAATATTCAGTGTGATATGGCTATAGATGCTATAAATTATGTTGAAGCTGAGAAGATATTTATGTTGAGTGGTACAGGGTATCATACCGGTAATTCTGGTGAAGATTGGGAAGAACAGATTGCAAAAAGGGTAAATGCAGTTGCATTTGAGGATCATTTGTGGCTAGATATTAATGGAATAGTTTTTGATGTTAAACATCATATTGTAAACACTTCTGTTCCTTATTCTAAGGGAACCCAAATATCCAAAGACAGACTATGGAATTTATTGTGGACTGAATTTGAAGAACAACCAAAATCTGATGTTTTGATAAGAAGTCATATACATAATTTTTTCTTTTGTGGTGAAGACAATTGGCTCGGTGTTATAACCCCAGCTTTACAGGGGGCTGGAACGAAATACGGGGCTAGACGGAGAAGCAATACAGTTCATTTTGGAATAGTATATTTTGATGTAGGGGATGATGGTAATTTGCAGTGGGGGTGGGATATAATAAGAGGTAAACATCAAAAAGCCGAGGCAATTAAGGTATGATAGTAGTGGGTAATATTGTATTTAATAAAGAATATTTTAGGATGCTTCCAGAAGAGACTAATAGTGCATTCAAACGTTGTTGGGTATGTGGAAAGGTTAAACCAGTTTCTGAATTTCACAGGGATAGAAGTAGAAGTGGTGGATATGATAATAAGTGTAAGAAGTGTACAAAGAAGTTGAAAGAAAAAAGGAAATCCAATGGAAGCAGAAGAACTAGAGGAAACAACTAGAAGAATTGCAAAAGAAATCTTAGAAACAGCTAAAGTAGCACAATTAAATCAGTCCATTGCATCATCTGATCTAGTAGCTACAATACATGGATTATGGATAAGAATAGGGTTGGAATTGGGAAAGGAGATGGAGAGAATCAGGTGGGAAGAGAGACATGGGAAAAGCCCAAACTAACAGAAAAATGTTGTGCTACGTGTGATCTTGGTGATAAACCCCTGTTTAACAACAAAGTTTGTTGGGACTGTATAACCAAAGGTAAAAGTAGGTGGAGAAAAAAGAAGAAAAGACGAAAGCGGGTGTAATTCAATGGTAGAATATCTGACCACCAGTCAGATTGTCTAGGTTCGATTCCTAGCACCCGCTCCAGTGGAAGAATTAAACTGGAGGATACTATGGAAGAACTTTATGTGAAAGAAGGTAGAAGATACAAAAAGATTGGGACAACATGGGAAGGATTCCCTGCGGATGGGATATGGTTGGTTTGGGATGGAACCCAGAACTGTCTAGTTAAACTAGAAGATATAAGTTCTTTACCGAATAGGGACCCGTGGGATCTTACTACACTAATGTCCTACAGGTCTGTTATTTCCGATGTTATACTAGAATATAATGGGAAAACAATTTCTGCTTGGGATTTAGCAGAAGAAATAGTTAGAGCTATCATTAAAGAAAAAGAAAGGAGAGAGAAAATATGTTACCACAATTGATATTTATTGGTATATCCATAGTAGGTTTAGGTCTATCAATATGTGATCATGGTAAACCTCGTTCACCTGAGAATGCCCTTCTCACATTTATCGGTCTTCTAATCAATTATATTCTACTAATCTGGGGAGGATTTTTTGATTGTTTTCTAAAATAGCTTAGCCTATTTACGCCAGAAGATTTATAACTTTTCCAAATAGATTGGATTGTTCTTTCACTGAAGGATTTCTTTTATCCATAGTCCTTGCAGTTGCATACCCAAGATATGACATACCGAACAGGGTAAACAAGTATTTCCCTATCGGGAGCAGTACAGAAGTCAACATTTCAATATCCAAACCTTTGATAAGGGGAGAAAAGAAAATTAGAATTGGGGTGAGTATTGTATAGCCAGCTACCAAACCAAATAGGCTTCTTAGTATCTTTGGTCTTGTTCTTCTAACATATTCATCAGATGATTGGATATAAATTTTATTTAGTTCTCTTTGATTGGCTATGTCATTATAGTTCAGTTTCTTTTCTTCTAGAAGGATTCTTGCCATTTCTTCTTCATGTTCTGTGAATATCTTTTGTAATTCTACCTGCTGTGTTGGGGATATATTTCCTTTCTGAAGGGTATCCAGTACATTTTTGGCTAGATCTGCTGCTTCTTCTACCTTCTTTGGTGTGCTTTTTCCGAATAAACCTGCAACAGATTCCCATAATGCAGGTAACTTTGGTAATAATGATAAACCAGTTGCAACTAATGCTGGAATTGGCATAGGTATTACTCTCCTTTTCTTATTATTATTTAATAGTTCTTTTTTTGGGCCAAAGTCCGGTACGCATCATTTCCGAAAGTTCAACAGCCCTTACTCCAACTTGTCTGGCCCACCTACTATCAAGCATTTCAAAAGATGCAGTTTTGTAATCTTTTTGTTCAAGTGCAGCCAACATTTTCTTAAAACTTTTTACACTACGAATTCCCATGTTATAAACCATATCAATGAGCACTGCTTGTCGTACTTCATTGCAATTTTTCCATCCAGATAATTCAGAAGCCTCACGTTTAGCTATTTCAACCTTTGCTTTCAGTAAAGCATCTGCTTCTTCTTTAGTAATACCATAGGCCAGCCAGTGATCAAGATTGAAACCATAGCCAATGGTTAACACTCCTAAACTATCTTTGTATGGATAGCGACTGAATCCTTCATGACGTTTAATCATTTCAATGATTTTTTTCATTTGCTGACCATCTCTCTTTCTAAGATAGTTGGTTTTCTTTCTCTTCGTTTTTATTGATCTTTACAACCCCACTCAGATCTGGAGCTAGCACGTACTCATCAGGATTCTGATCATTCATGTAAACAACAGTCTGGCAGATAGTGCGAAGCTGAAGCTGCAAGTTGTTGATAAGCCTGGTTAGCTCAACAACATTAGCTTTGGTCTTCTCATCAAACTTTATTTTGTCCATTCTACAACCTCTCCGCTAAGAATTTCTCAAGATCACTTTCTAGGTCAGTCGTGCCGGCCATCATTGCTCTCAGATCGGAGTAGTCCGAACTTGCCTCTTGGGTGATATTGCCATCTTCGTCCTTCTGCTCTTCTTTATCCTGAATGTGAAGCTTGTTCACACCAAGAGACACAAAGTTACCATCAGCATCCAGGTAGCCTTCCTTGTACTGAATGTCTGCATTTAGGGTTTCACCGAACTCTATTATAAGCTGATGAATCTGGCCTTTTGTTACCATCGGATTGTTGGAATTTTCACGATCAAACATTGTTATCCTCCTGTTGCTAAGTGTTTCTGAACACGACTATAGATTTCCAATTGACAAAGCGGAGCGGAAACCGAGGCTAGTGGTTGTATCCGTCAGTGTATTGTTTGTAATGATAAACAACCCGGAACGAGCTCTCGACGTATTGACCCAAGTACCACAACGAAGTAGCACACGGGAATCATCATTCTCATACGCATAGGCCGAATCAAGATATGTACCATAATACGAAGATGTATCTGTGAAATCAGGCAACGCCATATACTTACCAGTCGCATCAGTTAAAAGTGCACCAATCTGTCTCCATTCACCTGTATTAGGGCTTAATCCAGTTTTGACAGTAGATGAAACATCGACAGGAGTTTTTAACTGTACCAAACAATCATCACCATGATCCAGTGTAAGCCCAGTAGACAGAATTAGTCTCCCGGAAAAACGGCCAGTAATGATAACTCTTTCAACTGTAACATCTTCATTTCCATTAACAGCATCAGTAATTGTATAGACCCCAGGCGTTAACTGACAAACATTGGTCCCATCCCCATTACCGTTGTCATCGTAATCAATATACGTATCACCAGTAGTACGAGCACCATTTAGGTACGCCTTCGGCTGATATATTCCTCCTTCTAAACGGCAATCTTCCCACTCACTAATATTACCTACCAGATTATGAATACCTCTTCCCGGAATTCCACTATGCCACCAAGACGCTGGACCAGTGCCAGTAAGAGTGCGTGCAATATCATGTCCATCATATCCTGGCTTCACTGGATCTTCTATCCCATAATTTTCCCAGCTATCAGCGTCTCTGTAATCTCTCCCCCAATTATTGTTTCCACGGACACGCCCCCAATTTCCAGATGCCATAATTAAGCTCAAGATTGCAAATCGCTCAAAAGGTGTAATAAGGTGACAATTTCGTCCCTCAATTATTCTATTAGATGCTGCAATACGAGCATTAATCCATGATATATCAGTCCAAGGTACAACTCCAGGTCTACTACATGCAGCTACTGTACCTGGAGAATTAGATGATGTACTACCACGACTCGTTGACGTCGCATCAGGC